ACCGGTAATGATGTCAATTGTTCCTCTGTGAATAGAGAAATCTGTCTTTGTGATATCATGATATGATATTGCTTTAGGCCAATAATAATTTAAAACTTTTTGTCCGAAGGGATTCCATTCGCAATGAAAAACATTCTCCCACCCCATCCATTCGGAGGCTAAATCAAAGCCTCCTATACCGCTAAATAGTGATCCGTGTCTCATCTTAAAACGGTAAATCAAAAGCCTCCAAATGCAATACAGGAGTCTTATAGTCTGTGCCGAATCTAGACATATATTCAAATGCAAGAACCCTATTTGCTTCTCTCATCTTTAGCCAAATCCCTTGGGTGTAGGTCTTATCATAGTCCCCAGGTCTCTGCTCCATGTACTTATCCCAAAATACTTCAAATGGGATTTCTGATACTTCGTCTAGTGCTTCAATCATTGTTCTAGGTTTTTAAATGTGATTGGATATTGACATAGGTATGGAATTACCGATTCTAGCTTAGCAAACTTTATGTATGCACCATTGACATCAAGAGCCTTAATCTGGTGTATAAGAATCTTTGGCTCTCCTTTTACTTGGTCAAATGAGTATCTAACAATCTCAAATGACCCTAACTCTTTTCCGTTAATTATCATTTCTTTAAGTGTTTATAAATCGTGGTTCTACTAACATTAAGTAACTCTGCTAACTCAGAGCGGTTAAAATCTGGTATGGTCTTGTGGATCATCTCGATTTTCTTTTCTATGGACTCATTCTTCATCGAGCGAATAATCTCACTAAGCTCATTAGACTCTAAGCTACTGACCTTAATCTTTTTAGACATGGCAATGAAGTAGTTACTCAACTTCTCTGCCTTGAGCAAACTTTCCTTAGTAACAAAGTCAAAGTCCTTCCCTGTCTCAAAAGAAGTCAAGGTATTAATCAGCATAGCAAATCTAGGTACATAAGCCTTCTGCTTACTCAACATCGACTTTACATATTCCGATATGTCATCAGAGTTCTGCAAGTCTGTGATGTTGTTAAATATCCTCTCCCATTCAATATCTGCTTGGCTATCGAATCTAATGATGCGACTCTCAATCTCTCCAAACTTATTGTACTGCAAGACCTGTGTCCTAACTAAGTTATAGAACTGACTAATGTAAGCCTCGTACCAATCCAATATCTCTTGATCAATCGAGTTCTTATTGTAATGCTCAATCTCCTTATCAGGGTAACTAACAAGCAATCGGTCTAAGAATCCGTTGTCTTTGTTTTCCATCGTGGATATCTGCGAGAATATACCAGGCTGAATACCACCAAGAACAGGAATCAATGGGCTCTGCACAAAGCTACTCTTAGCAGTCTTCCTTGTAAGAATCGCTGCTTGGTTAGACCAACAGGACAACCAAAACTCGAGATCAGAACCAGGTTTATACTTATTCATGTCCTTAATCCATCCGTTCAGCTCATCCTTAAATACTGCAATGCCTACTTGGTTTTCCTCATGCAAATCCGCCAAGGCTTCAACGGTGATGTCATTTACTATCAACTGCTTTCTCACAGGCTCCTTGACTTCCTCCACATCCTTCTTTTCCTTTGCACTAAGCTTCTCGTACTCCTTGTACTTCTTGTACTCGTTCTGATAGTGCTTAATCTCAAAGCTATTCTTCTTAGCAATCGGGAAGATGATGGCATTTATACTAGGGGTCTTGCCTAGACCTGCCTTGCCTATCAAGCCAATCCAAATGTTGCAAGACTCTCTCCATCCCGTTTTTACTTCCACCTTGCAAGCATTACCGATGCATAGTGACAGAAGCCAAAGTAAGCTACATCCCATGTAGTCAATAGAATGATTAAGCGTTTTCTGATTTAACAGAATATAACTCTGTATTGACTCAGGGAACACATCAATCGGAAATATTAAGTCTTCCTTGGGGATCTCAATCTTCTCAATCTCTACCTTTCGAATCTTTCGCTCTCCATAGCCTTCTTTGTACAACTCCTTAGCAGCAGCAGAGTAGTCTCCATTGAAGTATTTGTAAGCGTAGATACTAAAAGGAGTCAAAGGGCTCTCGTGAGGGTAAATCGTGGCCGTGGTGAAGAGATAACAGAGACCAGTATCCTTGTATATAAATCCATGCAAGGCATCCTTAGAATTGGTTTTTCTTATCACTATGCGGTCAGTCAAGTGCTTGACTGCCGTGAACTCATTTGCAATCAAGTCCAACACTCTGTTCCTCTGATTGTAATCCTCCCAAGGTGTCAATCCACTATACTCTGTATTTTCCACCTTGACTTCCACCTTGGCTTCATCGTAGTGGAAGTATCGGCATAGGCTGAAGAGAATGTCTCGCTCCTCCTCTGTGATCTCCTGGATTTGCTCATAAGACATCTCCGATACTTGGTTGTCATAGATATAGATATACCCACCCGTACCCCTAGTTTCAATTAAGGCTTGAGAATGTCCTTTTAGCGTTGCAAGCTTTCTGTTACCTTCTACCTTAGAGCATCTATATATAATATGATAACCTGAGTTTATAGTCTTATATATAACAAACTTTCTATTAAAGTCATCAATATGATCAGATATAAAGGACACAAACTCACTCCAAAACTTCTTTCCGTCTTGGATAGTAGGAAACACCTTTAAGTCTACATCTATACACTCAACATTATAATAACCTGTTATAATACCGTACCCTTTGGTCTTGGCTTCGAGCTTCTCTAATTCTGACTTTTCTATCTTTTTTGTCTGGTACTCCTTCCATAAAATCAGAGGCTTTTTACCCTCCGATATGGGCATTACGCTGAACCCTGAGTTCAGTAAATTGATTGCTCTTCCTAGCGTTACATTCATTTTCGTGTTTTACAAAGGTTTATAGAAAAATGGCATTTTTGGGCAAAAAAGTGTACACAAGTTTACACTTGGTTTACACCTAGTGTAAACCCCCCAAAACCCCCTATACTCTCTAGATTCGCAGATTTTAGGCCGTTTTTTGCCCTAGGTTTACAAGTTTACACTTTTTTTTAGAATATATTTTTTTTGACTAGGTGAAAATTTATTTTTTTTCATTTTTGCCAAAAAGTGTTCAAAGTGTTCACTTATTGCGATTGGAGCCAATGGAGGCCGATTTTGGTTTACACTTAGGTGTACACTTAGTGTAAACTAGTGTACACCCTCCTTCTTGGCTTTTCGAACCCAATGTGAGACTCTATTGTAGTCTAAATTTAGCTCTTTTGCTATGTCGCAAGTCCTTCTTTTTTCCGCTACCATATTCTCTATTTGTCTCACTATTTTTATACTAAGGGGGTTGACCCTCCTCTCATTTGTGAGCTTTAGAATTTCACATAAATGATGGTATTTTATACCAGTCATATACATAATTTCTTTATATGATATACCCTTCTTATATAATTCAAGTACCTGATCTGCGTGCTTCAAGTGAGAGCAAGTATTCTTGGCTCTCTCGTTGGTCAACAGATACTCCTTGTATATATAATTATTAACTAGATGCTTACTAATATTTAGTATAGTAGCTATATTCTTATTAATTACTTTAAGTTTATATAGCCTAACTATCTCGTCTTTCTGTTCCTGAGTCAGTGATGTCATAGTTTTTCTATTTCTTGTTTAACTTCATACCAATACTTTCTAAATTCATCTCTTGCAGTAAGTCCAGTTTCGGTATTTCTACCTCCCCAAATCATACCTGCATTATCTAACATCATCTTTGAAAATAATATAGACAATTCTAATGCTGTGTCCTTGTCTTTATCATCTAACCAAGCCCAAATCCTATAAAATATTTCATGTGCATTTTCACGAGGTGTCATACCGCCATTCCGTTTAAATACTCTCTGCACTCCAATACCTTAGCCTTAGCCATCTCAATCACAGAGGGGTCATAATCGATGTCAAACTCCTTGATTCTGTACTTATCTTCCACATGGGAGTAGCTTACTGGCTCCTCATAAGTCAAGAACTCTGGAGTGTCCTGAAGGGTGTAAACCAACTTAGCCTTTTTTAAGCCCGTCAAGTGCATATAAACCTGAAGTTGATAGTAGTACCCCATGTCAGGGGAATCGTCAAACAGAGGGAAAGTAAAGCAGTCCCACGAGGTTTTAAAATCATAGACTATACCCTCGTGGAAACAATCGGGAGTACCTGTAAAAAAATCATCCTCGAAGTGGTCAAGATTCTTAATCATGAAGTCCTTGTTCATAGCTACCGAGTAAAACTCGATAGCCGTATCTTCTAATGCCAATCCCTTCTGGATGTACTTACTCTTAATCTGCTTCTTTACTCCGTAAATCTGCTCCTTGTACCAATCCTCTAGGTAACTCTTAGTTGTCTGAGACAAAGATTCTGTTTTACTCCGTGCGTTAGTCATC